GATAATAGATTATATTCGTGATCATTATCGAGGTGAGTATATGAAAACACCTGTAATCAAACAAAGAGCGGGCATTGTGCAAAACAAAGGTCATACAATAAATACTCATCATCACATTGATGAATTTGATCTATGGAACTCGCCTGACATATCTTGTATATACACATTATCAGATAATGAAATTCCTTCAGATTTAATATTTGAGTACGACAAAGGCAGAGAAAAACATGCTAGGTATAGGATTCCTCTGTTTCACAATAGATTTGTTCTATTTAACTCTGAATTAAATCATTATTTAACACCGAATAAGAATGATGAACCCATAGTAAATCTTTCTTTTCAATTCCAATTACTGTAATATTCTAGCATCATGGCAATTGATTTAGATGGACCTAACAGTAAAATTAGTGTTAATACGGTTGAAACACATTCTGGTAGTACCTTAACAATAGGTAAAAGTGGTGATACTGTATCATTAGGATCAGGTGCTTCTGCATCTGGTTTTTCCAAATCAGGAGCTGTAAATTGGCAGAGTGCAATTAAAACATCTGACTTTACAGCAGTTTCAGGAGAAGGATATTTTGTCAATACAACCTCTGGAGCAATAACAGTCACATTACCCGCCTCTCCAAGTGCGGGAGCTATTGTTGCCATAAAAGATTACGCAGGTACATTTGCAACAAACAATTTAACTATAGCTAGAAATGGCTCTAATATTCAAGGTTCTGCTAACGATAGTTTAATTGAAACAAACAGAGCCTCTGTTGTTTTAGTTTTTGCTGACTCGACAAAAGGTTGGTTATACACAAACGAGAGCAATGTAGGTGATAACGCATTTCAACCCTTTGTTGCAGCAACAGGTGGTACCATAACAACATCAGGTGATTTCAAAATTCATACCTTTACGTCTTCTGGAACTTTCACTGTTACAAACGCAGGTAGTCCAGGGGGTTCAAACACTGTTGACTATCTCGTTATAGCAGGTGGTGGTGGATCAGGTTCTGAAGTTGGCGGAGCAGGAGGAGCTGGTGGTTACCGTGAATCTTTTCCTAATCCCGCTACAGGAGGATTATCTGTTTCCGCACAAGGTTATCCAATCACAGTTGGCGCAGGTGGCGCAGGTAATAGTGCTCCCGGTGGTGGTCCAGGAACACAAGGTTCAAGTTCAGTTTTCTCTACAATCACATCTGCTGGCGGTGGCTTAGGTGCAGGCAAAGCATTTAACGATGGTGGTAGTGGTGGCTCTGGTGGTGGAGCTGCTTATTTGGGTAGTAGTGGTGGCTCTGGTAATACTCCCCCTGTTAGTCCTCCTCAAGGAAATCCTGGTGGAGCTGCACCAAATGTTGCTGGCGGTGGTGGAGGTGGCGCTAGTTCAGCTGGTGGTGCTGGACCTGGCGGAAATGGTGGAAATGGCACAGCTTCTTCAATTACAGGCTCTTCTGTTACACGTGCTGGCGGTGGTGGTGGATCTGGTTCTCCTGCTGACGGAACCACTGCAGGTGCTGCTGGACCTGGCGGTGGCGGAGCTGGTAGTGACTCTGGAGCTGGTAATGCTGGCACAGCTAATACTGGTGGTGGCGCTGGTGGTGGTCTTACTCCTCCTGCTGGAGCTGCAGGTGGTTCAGGTATTGTAGTTATAAGATACAAATTTCAATAATGGCTGATTTAGAATTAGATGGTGTAAATTCCAAAGCTAAAATTAATAAAATAGAATCTGACACAGGTTCAACACTAACTCTTGGAAAATCAGGTGACACAGTTACTTTAGATGCAAGTGCTAGTTTAGGATCTACTTTTGATCCTACTCAAACTGTTGACTGGAGTTCCACAATTATTACAAGTGACACTACTCTTGCGAGTGGTAATGGTTATTTTGTCAATACCACGAGTGGTGCAATTACAGTTACTTTACCTGCTAGTCCTAGTGTGGGAGACTATTTACAAATAAAAGATTATGCGGGAACCTTTGGCACTAACAATCTCACTATTGCTAGAAATGGTTCAAATATTCAAGGAAGTGCTAATGACAGTATCATTGAAACTAATAGAGCTTCAATAAAATTAATTTACGCTGATTCAACAAAAGGTTGGCTCTATGTCGAAGAAAGTAATGTTAGTGATTTGAAGATTTCTTTTGTTGCAGCAACGGGTGGAACTATAACCACTACAGGCGATTTTAAAATACATACGTTTACATCCTCTGGTACCTTTACAGTTAGTGATGCAGGTAATTCTTCGGGATCAAATACTGTAGACTATCTAGTAATAGCAGGCGGAGGTGGAGCTGGTGCTTACGGAGCTGGAGGAGGAGGCGCAGGTGGATACAGATTTTCAAATGGAACTGCATCAGGTTCTTACTCCGCAGGACCGAGTCCTTTGGGAGCAAGTGCTTTACCTGTTTCTGCACAAGCATATCCGATTACAGTTGGAGGGGGAGGCGCAGGAGGTGACGATTCTCCTGCTGTTTCTGGTAGTCCTGGTTCAAATTCAATTTTTTCAACAATCACATCTGCTGGTGGAGGAAAAGGCGCTGGCGGTACAAACCCCAGACCAGCAGGTAGTGGAGGTTCAGGTGGTGGAGGTGATAGAGATAATACGGCTGCGGGTTCAGGAAACACCCCATCTGTTAGTCCATCACAAGGTAACAATGGTGGCACAGGAATCTTTGCTGCTCCAAATTATGGAGGTGGTGGCGGAGGTGGTGCTGGTGCTGTCGGAGGAAATGGTTCGTCTAGTACAGCAGGAAATGGCGGTGACGGTTTAGCAAGTTCAATAACTGATTCCTCTGTTACAAGAGGTGGCGGTGGCGGTGGAGGAACTTTCAGTTCAGCTAGTGGCGGTACAGGTGGTAGCGGTGGCGGAGGTAGTCAAGCTCCAGATAATGGTGGTGCTGGAACAGCAAACACAGGAGGCGGCGGAGGTAGTAATGTTTTTACTGGTGGTGTTGCAGGTGCAGGCGGTTCAGGTATCGTAGTCATAAGATACAAATTTCAATAGTTGATTTTTTCTAATCCTAAGTTATTATAACAAATAGAAGGAGTTAGAATGAATTTACAAAATCATTGGTATGTTTTTCAAGGAGCTATTCCTCCTCGTATTTGCGATGACATCATTGCTTATGGAGAACAACAATCAGAACAAACCGCATTAACGGGAGACTATGACGGTAAAGTTCCTACCGATCAAAAAGATGTTTCTAAACTTTATAAGACAAGAAATTCATCAATTGCGTGGATGAATGATCAATGGATTTATCGTGAGATTCAACCCTATATACATCAAGCAAATAAAGAAGCAGGTTGGAATTTTGATTGGCATCACTCTGAGTCTTGTCAATTTACAAAATATCGTGAGTCACAACATTACGATTGGCATCAAGATTCTTGGAACAAACCGTACAATAAACCAAGAGAATTTACTGACGGTCTTATTAGAAAACTTTCTGTCACCGTGTCTTTAGCAGACGGTAGTGAGTATGAAGGTGGAGATTTAGAGTTTAATTTAAGAAATAAAAATGAAGATACGTCTGTTATTCAAAGGTCAAAAGAAGCAAGAGTCAAAGGATCAGTAATAGTATTTCCTTCTTTTGTTTGGCATCGTGTAGCCCCTGTTACAAAAGGTACACGGTATTCGTTAGTAATTTGGAATTTAGGATTTCCGTTTAGATAGGAGTAGAAATGGCAAAAAAGAAACAAGAAGAAAAAGGTAATTTTTTTCAACAAAATAACTATGTTGTAATTAAAGGTGCAGTGCAACCAGAAGTTGCAAGTTTTACGTACGCATACTTTCAAAACAAAAGAGCAGTTGCATCACATTTAAAGGACACAAGATATATATCTCCGTTTGATCAAACATGGGGTACATGGGAAGACACACAAATTCCTAATACGTATTCTCATTATGCAGATCTCGCAATGGAAACATTAATGATTCGTGTGCTTCCAATTATGCAACAAGTAACAGAATTAGAATTAATTCCTACATACTCTTATGCTCGTATATACAAATATGGAGACACATTACACCGACACAAAGATAGACCGTCTTGTGAAATATCATGCACATTAAATCTTGGCGGTGATAAGTGGCCAATCTTTTTAGAACCTTCAGGCGATGAAGGTAAGAAAGGTATTCAAGTTGATTTAGAACCAGGTGATCTATTGGTTTACCGAGGCACCTTATTAGAGCATTGGAGAGAACCTTTTGAAGGCTATGATTGTGGTCAAGTATTTTTACATTATAATAATAAAAACGGTGAGTTTGGTCAGCAAAATGCTTTTGATGGTCGACCTATGTTAGGCTTACCAGCTTACTATAAAAAGTAGACTTTATGTTTTGTTGGTGATAAAAATAAGTTATGACTTCAACCTATTCAAGTAGACTGAAACTAGAACTACAAGGAACTGGCGAAAACGCTGGTACTTGGGGTGATAAAACGAATAATAATCTTGATGTTCTTGATGCTTTTGCAGCAGGATATTTATCCAAATCTGTAGCAGGCAGTGCTGACGTTACACTGACCACGGCCAACGCTTCTGCAACCGCTGAATCTTCTAACAAAGTTATAGAGCTTACAGGAACGTTGACTGGTGATATTACAGTCTTTATTCCTGCAAAAGAAAACAATTACATATTTTTTAATAACACTGCAGGTTCCTATAGTGTCACTGTAGCTGCCACAGGTCACACGGCTAATGGTGTTGCAATTACACAAGGGGGACACGCACAAGTTTATTGTGATGGATCTGCTGATTTTAATGTTGTCAATCTCTTTAGTTCCATGGGAAGTATCTCTGCAAGCCTTGCAACGTTTACAGGGGCAGCAACGTTTACAGGCGTAGCTACCTTTAATGACAATATCTCTATAGCAGATAGTAAATTCATTAATGTAGGAGCAGGATCAGACTTACAAATTTATCATAACGCAACTGACAGCTACATTGAAAACAATACTGGTGAGTTATTTGTTCAAGGTGACAATATCACTGTTCGATCAGATACAAACACAGAAACATTCTTAACAATGGATGTCAACAATGGTGTTGATATTTATTATGACAATGTAAAAAAGTTTGAAACAACATCTGCAGGTGCGACTGTAACTGGAGCTTTGACAGTTTCTACAACTGTAGCAGCAACCAATATTGGTAATATCACAGCTAGAAATCTTATTACTACAACAAGTACAGCAACTCCTAGTAATGGAGTTGGTGCTGATGGTGATTTCTATCTCATTCATGACGCATAATGGCCAATTGGTACATTAAAGTCAGTAGTGCTTGGAAACAAGTCAACCAAGCTTTTTTTAAATCATCAAGTGCATGGAAAGAAATTCAAGAAGGCTACATTAAAGAAAGTGGTGTATGGAAAAATTTCTATACTGCCTTTGTAGCAACAGGTTTTACTACACAAACATCTAGTGGTACAGCAACGGTTCCTGATGGAGCAAACGCTATTCACGTGCAAGCCGCAGTTGGTGGTGGTTCAGGAGGTGTGCAAGGAGCAGACTATGACAAAGCAGGTGGTGAATCAGCAGGTGCTGGCGGTGCTTCTGGTGGATATGTTTCTGATGAAGTTTACACTGTCAGTGAAGGGGAGACATTAACTTTGACAATAGGTGCAGCAGGTGCTGCTTCTACAGGAGCTAATGCTTATAATCAGACCGCTGGTAATGGTGGTAACACTGTTTTATCAGGTAGCACAACAGGAGCAATTTTCACT